ATAGTCTTGACTACAGAAGTGCAAACCAGTTGAACAAGTTTGATCCTTGTTGTCATCAACTTCGTTGCGTTCCATTTCAACAATCTTACCAACACTGTTGTCCATAGTGCCGCTGTGAATGTCCAAGAAGTCATTACGAACTTTCTTGTAAGCCAAGAAGCAACCATCGGGAGTGATTGGCAAACTGTTCTTTTCCAAGAAGCCATACAACTCAGTGACTGCCCGCTTAGAAGGGTTAGTCATCAAGTTTTCCATGAAGTTGACCAGAGGTTCAACTGGGAAGCCATCTTGCAACATTGCAATCATTCGGGTAGTCAATGCATTGTGCATTGGCTTACCTTTCCAGAACAATTCCTCACCTTGGACACTTACATTGCCCTTGCCATAGTTGAGAACAACCTTGACTGGCTCGATAATGTCTTTAACCAAGTTCCAGTCTTGTGCTTTGATAGCGTCAAGCACTTTCTGAAAAGTGATGTGGCTCTTAGAGATTGTGTGGGGCTTAGAACCGATAACAACTGTAATGCTGTTGCCCTGCATGATAAACGGATAGCTCATTTTAGACTCCTTTAGTCTGGTCAATCAAATTAATATATTCAGCGAGGTCTTTACCTTCTGTGCTGTACTTGCTGATGCCCTTGATAAGCGGGTAACGCTTAAAAATTGCCTCAACTTCTTTGTTGTACTTATCGATCAAAGAAGCTGGATCAACATTTGTTGATGTAGCAACCTTGTACTGTCGGCACAACCATTCCAAACTCTGACGCATTTTCTCGTCAGATTCTTTCACATCCTTGAAAGTGTTGAACAACACCAAGTAAGGACTAGAAGTATTTGCAATGTGTTTAGTAGCATTATACTGGTAAAGTTCTTTCCAGTCAATACTTTGTTTGACCAAACCCATCACATCACTTTGACCCAACTTAGCCAACTTACCCTTAACATGTTCGTCAAGGTTGACCCAGTTCTTTTGAGACTTGATAGCTTCAATGTCACCCTTACGCACACCGTAAATGTGATTGGTGTAGATACCACTCTTGCGCAAGTTAACTTCCAATTGCTTGATATCCTCAACAGTACCAAGATTCTTGTAACCGCTCAATGGCAAGTAGTAGTAAGTTTGTTTAGCATCAAATGAGCCAGCCTTGCCACCATCACGCCATACCATTTCAGCACGATCACGCCAACCACGACTACGACCTTCTTCCAGTCGCATGATAGTAACGTTCTGACCCATACCACCTGCACGTTCTTTTTCAAGCAATGAACTTGCTTGGAAGATTTTACCTTCAGGTGGGTTAGACAATGCAGTGAAGAAAGCTTTAGTATCAATTGGCTTAGATTTGTCAGCAGCCTCAATCACATACACACTAGAACTATATCGGTTGTTAATGTCAGTAGAAGTCTTCCAGTGATGTTTTGCACGTTCAGTAGCACCAACTTTAGTATCGTTGATAACAAAGTGTACATCGGGGCTAACAGAGATTTCCCATTCATCACGAGTTACAGCTTGACCGTTTACATTGTTGTAATTATGAGTTGGCTTTAGTGTAGAACAGGCAGCATAACTACGGCTCTTACTGAAACCACGCAATGCAATGTTGTAAGTACTTGCCAAATGTTTCACTTCAAACTTGAAGGTCTTCTTTGCATTCCAACGATTGTGCTGTGGAGTGTACAATTCAAACTTTGTGTCAATCACATACTTCTGCACAGCCTGACTGAACAAATGTTCAGCATAACGCTTTTCCAAGTAGTCAGCACGTTCCCACAAGTTGGTGATCTTGTCAGCTTCTTGTGCGATATGAATAGCCAGTTGACCGTTCAATGCTACCAATTTGTTTTTGATAGCCTCGATAGTTTGCGGGATGTAACTCAGACCTTCACGTGACGCTTGGAAGTCAAGCTCACCGATTTTGAATTCCATAATTAGACCGCAACTCAACAGACCTTGCAGACCGTCAAGTGATTTAGAAGAATTGGGTACATCGATTGGGTACTTAATGTTACCCATGATAGCGTAAGAATTGCGACCATTTCCTTCACCGACGTAGTGAACACCAGGAATGATATCTTTTTCTTTGTAGTCAGGGTCCTTAAACCAGAACTCTTGGTTGCCAGAAATTACTGGGCGCAGTTTGAAGTATTCGTAAACAGACTTTGCCTCTTGACGGAACTTGTCAAAGTCGTAACGTTCTTCCACAGCAAAACGAACCTCAACACCAGCTGGATCAGTAGTTTGTTCATCCATCATTTTAGCGATAGACGGGACACCTTGTTCGTTGATGAAGGCTGTGTAAATACCTTTAACACCGTCTTTAATCGCTGTAACGGTGAAGTTGTCAGTGTAAGAGAAAGGACTCTTGGATCCCAGACCAAGCGCGCCGATGAATTCATTGGACGCTGTTTTAGTACTTTCAAAGTAAGTGGTGTAGATGTTAGTGACTTGGTCGTGTGACAGACCAGTACCATAGTCTCGGATACTGAACCAGGGCTCAAGACTGTTGGGGAGGTGAACATCAAAGGGGGTGTTTTGCTTGCCAGCTGCCGTATGTGAGTCCACTGCATTGCAGGACAGTTCTCGGACGATTGCTCGGATTTTGTTTGCATACAGACCAGAGGACAGAATGTTGAAAGCCTTCGCACTATTGCGAATGCGGAACTCACCAATCTCGCCCACATTGGACATGATTGCTTCGTTTTGGGGTGCGGCGTTGATAATCATTTAAAAGTTCCTGTGTTTCAGTGTCAATACAAGTATTGTATCAGAGTTTGGATTTATTGTCAACCAATTGAGTGAAGTTCTGCCATTTCTTGTGTCAGGGCGTCAATCTCAATGCACATGGTATCGCAGTAACGATCCATACCGTCAACTTGATTCAAAAGTTCTACCGCTTGTTCCAGTTTCCAAATAGCTTGTTGAATCTTGGAAATGTCGGCTTTGATATCTTGATCCATTTATTGTCCTTTAGTTGACTGTCTAAGATTCTATTATATACCCAAAGTGATTTATTGTCAAGTTTTGGCTACAATCATTTGAGAAATGATTTTAGAAACTTTTTCATTACTTTTTCAAAGTCACGGGCCGCTTCCTCTTTGGCTTCTCGCTCAGTCCTAACTCTAGCTTGATTTGAGACATTAGCCTTGATTACTTTCATGATCCATTCAATAGACTTACCGTTAACCGAGAAGGCATCGTCGGCATCATTAAAGAGATACCGATACCCGTCATCTTTTTCAAAGAATGGATCAGCCCACCACATATTGCCCATGTACTCCTCTTGAGTAAAGCCGATAGATACCAGGAAGTTTTCGTTCTCAGTCATATTAAGCCTTAACAGTAGAGCGAGGATCGTTGATTGTCTTTGCAGTGCCACCTTCAGTTGGACGCACGGTCAGTTTGCGGTTCATGACACCGTAACTTGCTTGAAAGGGCTTCTTGGCAATCTTTTCAACGACACAAGGAATCACTTCATTTTTAGAGGAGATATAGATAGTGTCACCAACAAAAATCTCTTTGTTGAAACGATCAAACGGGACGCACAGATCCATATAGTCATCACCGTAAGAAACACCTTCTTCGGCGATAGTAGTGTTGCGGTAGTCATTGCGTTGAACACGTTCATTCTGTTCAAGCATCCAGATGCCTTCTTTTTTGCCACTAGTCCTAGCAACGAATGTATGACTTTCCCAACCCTCTTTTACAAACTGTTCGGGGTAGTCTTGCAAACCAATCTGTATACCCTCACCGACCAGACCCTTCATAGGACCAGAAAGTACTTTGTAACGGTGCATGTAAACTCGGCTCATTTGTCAGTTCCTTAAACGTAAAAATCAGTCTTAAAACCAAGTTTGTTGTAAACACACTCACGGACCGCGGTGTCAGTAGCTTCACCAAAGTCTTCAGGAAAACGCTCAGCCAAACTACGGAGTTCAGCGAGAACTTGGGGCCAAGACATATTGAGTACTTTTGCACTACGCACGATTGCGTCAACTGCATCGTTACCAAAACCTGTGTACATTGAGTAGTTTGCCATTTCGAGTCCTTTAGTTAACTGTCTATGTAATGATTATATACCCAAAACGAATTAAAGTCAACCGAAAAAAAGCCCCAATTAAGGGGCTAAAAGTGAGTACTTTTATTCTCGCTTTTCAATGATCTTATCAATCAATCCATATGCCAATGCTTCCTCAGCACTCATAAATTTATCTCGGTCCATGTCACGTTCAAATTCCTCGTATGTCTTTCCCGCGCTATTGTGCTTGACATAGATATCAGTCAAACGCTTTTTCAAGTATGTGATTTCTTTGTAGGAAATTTCAATATCACTTTGCATACCACGTGCACCGCCGCTAGGTTGGTGAATCATGTGTCGTGCGTTAGGGAGCATCATGCGCTTACCGGGTGCACCTGCTTGTGCTAGCAAACTGCCCATAGAGCATGCCTGCCCCATGACGATGGTTTGAATATCGGGCTTGATAAATTGCATAGTATCGTAGATTGCCATACCAGCGGTTACAGAACCACCCGGACTGTTAATGTACATGGATATATCCTTCTCACCCTCTGACTCTAGGAATAGAAGTTGTGCAACGATAAGATTAGCCATTTGGTCATGCACTTCTCCCTCAAGCAAAATAACACGGTCTCGCATCAAACGACTATAAATGTCATAACTACGCTCACCTTTAGATGTTTGTTCGATGACAATTGGGACTAGACTCATAAGTTTCCTTTTTAAAAAATTTGCGATAAATACTGAATCGGTGCTATAATTAGCACTTCATCAACTCTTTGAGATATTATATATGAGATACAACGAATTTGCAATAACTTTGGCTGAACGTGCTGCCCAACCCATAGCCGGTAAAGTCGATATTCAGCCCCAACCTGTAACTAAGGGCCAAGTTGAACAGGTACTTCGTAAGAATGGTTATGAAGACTTTAAAGTAAACGGTAACAAGATCAACGTTCTTGTTCAGATTCCGTCAGGACAAAAGAAGAATGAGTTCCGTACTGCTATCCTTAACGAAATTTTAGCTATTTTAAAACAACAGTTGCCAGAAGCTGACCCAGAATTTAGTGCTGATCCAGGTATTAGTAGTTTGGGCGGGGTAGTGTTTAGTGCTAGCCCGGTGATAGTAGTTGTTAAAGACACCGGTAAACAAGGTGACAACAGTGCCGGCGTTGCTAACGAATTAGAAATTGCCAGCTTGCTACAATCATTGATTCAGAAATATGGCATGGCCAATGTTACATTCGTTGATCCACGCGGTAAGAAAATGACAATTCGCAACTGTACAAATGTTGAAGTTGCTGGTCGTGACACAGCAGACCGCAAGAAAGCTGATGTGGTGTTAACAAGTGCTAAAGGAAGTTTACCAATCAGTATTAAGAAACTTGACGCTGATATGTGGGAAAGTGCTGATAACTTGTTCGGAGAAAGGGCTCGTGCTATCTTAGACAAACTAATCAAAGACGGCGTTGTTGAATTGAATCAAATTGGCGAAAGAAAAATGAGAACAGGCACAGTCCCTGTATATTCATTATCCAAAGAGATTGTTATGGAGCCCACAGAAGAAGAAGCATTAAGTGCAGTCTTTGGTAATGACTTGAATCCCAAAGGCGGTGTTGTTGTTCAAACATTCAAACCAGAGCACTTCAAGCAAGTGGATAATAATGTGACTGTTGAATGTCATGCAGTTATTACTAACGCCGCCGAGATTCCAGAAAGTCACATGATGGTTTGGCTACTACGAAACGACAGCACACGCAACGGTGGCTCATTGGGTATTGCAGGTATTCGTCCACTAGGTGTTACATTAACACGTGGTATCGGTAAGAAGGGAAATAAGGATGTTATTCTTGTTGACCAATTTGGCAATGTTGTCAAGAATCCTAATCTTGGCTAACTAGCATTTAAAAACATCTTGTGTTTTAAACCACTTGCGCATTCTCTGCCATCTTTTTAACGGGATACCGTGACTTGCTAGTTTATCTCTGAATATAAAAAAGCTAGGACCATGACTCATAATAGGGTCTTTTCCTAGCTTTATTCGCCTTTCACCTTCGATATCCCATTGATATTGATGGCACATTTCATGTGCTAGCACTATTATCAACCATTGACGACAGTACCACTTGTCCATTAATCGTATCTTGCAATTTGATCTACTACTTGTAGGTCTGATGTATGAACCAAAGCATAACCCCCAATACTCTCTGCAACGAGGAACTACTTCAAGTTCTGGAATAGCTAATTTGTTATTGAATATCGTTTTGTTGATTAACTTGTAAAGAGCAGTCACTTCTTCCTGAGTGGTTCTATACGAAAGACGCTTCTGCTTACTAATACTAGGGAGATCCTCTAACATCAGTTCATGTAAAGACTTGTTTTCGAACATGTAGTATTTATATCTTTGGAAAAAAAGCTTCCAGTGTTACTTCGATTAAATATATGTTTAGGAGAATACGATGGAATTAGTTATTATATTGGCTGTAGTAGCCGTTGGAGTTTGGTATTTCTTTTACCGTGACAAAGAGCTAGTTAAAGAAGCAACAACCGAAGCACCTTATAAGGTGGAGGATAGACCTCATGTTGTGGATTTGTTTGGAGTAGCGGTGATAGACACAGTTTCTTCGATGGCTCCACATGAGACAAAAGAAGTAACGGCTGCCGCCAAAGTTGAAGCACCATCCGAAGTTGGCAAGTCAGCCGATAACCGAGTTGAGGCTACTGTCCCAGTAGTGGAACCAGTCAAAGCGGAACGTCAAGCAAAGCCCAGAGCAAGGAAGGGGCCGACAGCCCCTTCCAAACCAAAACCGCAGACCAAGACTGTTGCAACGGCTAAACCAAAAGCCCCTGCAAAGCCTAAGGCAGCGTCAAAGCCAAAAGCTAAACCGCAAGTCTGATGAAAATAGGGTTTGATGTCCTTAGTGACTTGAATCTTACCCCTGATGAAAGTTTTAACTGGGAAAATAAAGCAACTAGTTTGTATTGTATAATCGCAGGAAATATTAGTGATGACTTGCGAACTATTCATCAAACGCTGATGCACCTAGCTAGGTTTTATCAGGGAATATTTTATATCCCCGGCTCTTCGGAGCTGAGGGATATTCATCGTATTCCAACCAGGCTGGATGAACTTCAAAAAATGTGCTCCTCAGTGAGGAACGTAGCATTATTACATAACCACGTAGTAGTAGTTGACGGCATTGCAATCATGGGAGCTACATGTTGGTACGGAAATTCCCCCGAACAAGATTCATTTACTGAGCTAAAAAAAGACACATATAGATACGAAGATATATCTTATATGGCTCTGACATTAGAGAGGCTTCAGTTACATTTAGATGTGAAGAAGATTATAATCGTTACTCACTCTGTACCAAGTGAGGAATTATTTTTTGGAGAAGTTCCAAATTCGATTAAAGATCAAATGCCTTCCATAGGCATATTAAACAAAGATAGTGAGAATAAAGTAACTCACTGGGTATATGGAAGTTATAATAAAACAGTTGATACTGTCAATGACAATACCAACTATATTAACAATTCATATTACAAACGAAAGCCTTACTGGGCCAAACGAATTGAGGTAGACTTAGGTCTCTGATTCCACTTTAACTTGTAACGGATACCCTTGACTACGAGCGGATACTGTTACTTCAATTCCCTTTTGTTCTGCAATCTCATACGGTAAAACCGCAACAACTGCACTTCCTTGATCGTGGATGTTTTGTGTGATGTTAGTAGCAGTGTCTTCTGTATATTGAAAATACTCGATTAAGCTACTTACTACAAATTCCATACTTGTAACTTCATCGTTCATGTAGATGATTTTAAACATAGGAGGCTCTGCTAGTGCAAGATTTGGTTTGATTTTAATTTTAGTATCAGCTTTGGACATAATTTTCTTTTAGAAATGTGTGCGAGTTGCCCCGCACACTTATTTATTGAACCTCTATTATATTACTTAGTGTAAGTAATAGCAATAGACTTGGGCTTTTGTTCTTCAGGAACTTCACGTTTTAAGTGAACATTCAGAATACCTAATTCTAGATGTGCGTTCTCTATCTCAACATGGTCTGCAAGTTTGAATTCACGACGGAAATCTCTATTGCTAATACCTTTGTGTAGATAGTTTGGTGTGATTTGTTCGCTATCAGATTGATATTCTTTTCCTTCAATAATTAAAAAGTTTTTGTCTTTTGTTATTGAAAGATTATCATGACCAAACCCAGCTACAGCCACACTAATCATATATTCGTCTTCATTGATTTGTACTATGTTGTATGGGGGATAGTTTGTGTTGGATTGTTGAGAATGAATTCTGTGCAGTTCATCAAACATTGAATCGAAACCGATACCAAATTTGTGAAGTGACGGAATGTCGAGGGAACGAAGGGTTAAGGTTTTTGTCATTTGTTTTCTCCTTTATTAAGCAAGATGACTATGTGTAGACCCGACTATCGGCATCTACAACACGTATTTATTATATAAAAATACGCAAAAAAATCTATTATTTTGTAACTTAAAAGTTTTTCTTTGGAAGACTTTGATCACGCAAATATTTTTGCCATCTACGTTTAGCCTGGCTTTTTGCAACCTTACGCTTTACAGTTGGTTTAATAAACTCTTGTCGGTCCCGGACTTCCTGTAGCAAGCCAACGTCATTGATTAATTTCTTAAACTTGCGTAGTGCTTTCTCAGTGTTACCGTCTACAACAATAATTTTTCTGCCTCGTATCATAGTAAAGTTTTAGGGTATAATATTTGCTCTTGATTAATATTTATCTGTTTGATATTATTTTCTCTGTATTTCTTAGTATGATACATGTGCGGCATCAATACTCTCTCGATTTCGGTGTGCAGTCCTCGTGCGCCAGTCTTTAATTTCATCGTGTTTATGGCTAACTGCTCTATTGCATCTTTAGTGAAATCTAATTCTATACCGTCTAGACTTAACAAGTACTTATACTGATCAATATAGTTGTTTTTTACACTAGTCAATACTTCGACCATTTCTTCTTTAGACAAATTAGAAACACTAACTGTAGTGGTGAATCTACCGATGAATTCTGGAATCATTCCAAACTTAGTTAGGTCATCAGGAGTAACATTAGTTAATTCTATTTCTTTACGATTGTCTTTGATTTCAGCACTAAATCCAATGCTAGTTCCATGCTCTCTGTTATTAATGATTTCTTTAAGACCAACAAACGCCCCGCCACCGATAAACAATATGTTTTTTGTATTTACTTCTAACATGTCGCCTCCTGGATGCTTACGACCACCGCTAGCGGGTATACGGCATACAGTTCCTTCAACTAGTTTAAGTAGTGCTTGTTGAACACCTTCACCGGATACATCACGAGTTATACTAGCACTCTCACTTTTACGGGCAATTTTGTCAATTTCATCGACAAAAACAATTCCACGTTCTGCTAATTTAGGATCGCCTCCGGCAGCATTGACTAACATACTAATCATCGATTCAACATCGTCACCTACATATCCTGCTTCGGTCAAGCTAGTAGCATCAGCTACCACGAAAGGTACGTTGAGATACTTTGCTACTGTTTTTGCTAATAGCGTTTTACCTGAACCTGTAGGACCAATCAACAATACATTACCTTTAGAGATTTCTAAGTCTTTTGGAGGTTTATTGATACGCTTATAGTGATTAGCAATTGCAACACTTAGGACCATTTTTGCATTGTCTTGACCTATGATGTGATTATCTAAATAATCTTTGATAGACTCAGGATCATATACTATTCCTTCTTCTTTGGTTTCGATTTCAGAAACATCATCTACTATTAGCTGAGTGCATAGGTCGATACAATCACTGCATATCGCTACGCTTTCGCTGACAATTAATTTTTTTACTACGTCTTTGTGGTTGCCACAGAAGGAGCAATGATTTAGTTTAGTATCAGTTGACATGTTTATACTTATCTCCTAGTGTCTTGATGCACATTTTTCTAATTTAACGCAAGTGTTGTTCGATTTGGGCACGTTCGTTGTCGGATAACAATTCAACATCATATTCGCCCTTTTCTATTTTGTCAACCAAATATTGAATGTATTTTTGGTCGTGCAAATAAGTATCAGATTGCTCTTTATTAACCTCAATCCATCTGCTACCATCGAATTTGAATACACGATTTGGTAATACATCTACACGGGTGTATACGTCTCCCTTTTTTGCCTGATCTGGAAACTTAATTCCAAATCCTGTGCTTACCCCAGTAGCATCAGGAGCTAATCTAAATAACTCAGGATGCAAACTCTTTAGTGCATCAATATGTATAGACTTACCGTCGTATAGAACATAGTCACCTTCTGTTTTACTAAAAGGATTTTCTGGTACTTTTTTCTCAGAAGTGACACCATCAGTAATAATCTCAACACTATCTGCTGTTGGTTCTTTTTGAACCTCTGGTTTGTAAACCATTGGGGTTAAATTCTCAAAGTGGTCAAAGCCTTTAGTCAAGTAAGGATGTTGGTCGAGTATAGACTTTTCTGGTTGTGCAGTCGGTTCAGGTGGGGTGAATTTCCAAACTACACCTTTAGTATTATCTACAACATCACATTCTTTGTTTGGACAAAACGGTCCTATTCCAGGTGCATTGACTAAAGGTGTGCCACATTTATAACAAGGTTCTAATGTAGGATCACTTTCAATTGTATCCGTAATTTCTCTATCATGAGTATCAGTGACAGTGGGAGTTGATACTGGTTCAGTCCCTAGAGGGCTGTCACCCTCCTCTTTATCCCACTCTTTACTCGCATTAGCTGCAAGTACAAGTGCAATAGCCAATGGATCGAAAACAACAACTAACAATATAATAACCCATCTAACAGCAGATTCTAAGGTGTTATTATCACTAGTGTCTCCATAAATCAATGCCGCAATATATTTGATAGGTCCGACTTCTGCTTCTACCTTACGATTCTCGGCAGCAATAGGGGCGCGGTCTTCGTTTAATTTGGCAATTTCTTTTTGTGCATCACCAATTTCTTTTTGAAGTTTACTGCGTTCACCGGCTTGTTGTCTGCGAATTTGAACGGCTCGTTCCGCACTATTCTCACTATCACCACGACTTAATCGTTGGTCAACTTGATTGTCCATTTGAGTTAGTGCTTTACGTGCTAACTCAATGTTATCTCTTTGTGTTTTTATTTTTTCATCATACAGACTTAGTTTAGCTTGCACATCGCCGGATACTAATCCACTATCCATGTGTGCTTTACTTAAGAAGCCAAAGATGCCCATAGAAGTTAATAGGGCAAGTGCGATAACCGCAGGTACTAGATATAGTTTTAATACCCAACTAGCACGATGCCAGTACTTACGTAACCATACTGTAGTGGTAATCTTACCCACTTCAAGTATACCGCCCATAATAATAACAGGTATAACTGCACCTGCAAAGATAGCAGTTAAACCGATAATACTATACCAGGCAGCAACTGAACTAAGTGAAAGTGCAACTAGTAGTGTGAGATTAGAGAATGATAAAAAATTAAGGCGCATCTAATATTTAGTCGGTATATTACTCAAATAAGTGACTATAATGTTCCATAAACTCTCGGATAGCCATAACTTGTTTTCTTGGTACACCAGGTCCAATTGTCACGTGAAACGTAACTAATTTTTCACCTCGGTCTTCATCTGTATCTTTTACCTGAATTACTTCAATTTTAGCACCGTCTTCGAATGTAAATGATTTGCCTACTAGTTCATGTGTCATATTTTATTTCTTGCTATGGTATACATTTAATTGTGATCACTGTCTTCTTCGGCAGCTTCTTTTGCCCATCGTGCAGTACGTTCATCAGATTCTTTTTTCTTCTGCTCGCCAAATTCAGTTAGAGCAATATCGCTTTCGCAATACTTGCAAACCTTTTTAGGTTCATCTAAGTCATTGCCATCACTGTCTTGCCATTGCCAATCAGCTTCATACTCACTGCCCTCCCACTTGCAGTTAGTACACTTGTGTGTCGGTGGGTCAGGTTCAGGTTCGTGATGCCAACTAGATTCATCACCTAGTTCGTATGTAACATCATAACCACCTTTGCGGTCTGTCCAGCAATCATCGTACTGAAAGTCCCACTCAATCTCTACATCATTCTCATGGGCATCATTGATAACTTCTTCGAAATCAACTTCACCTGATTCAATATCTGCAAGTTTCTGTGCAATCTCATCCTCATCCAAATCAGGATAGATTTCACTCAATAAACTTTCATCAAGTTCAATTGCATATTGCCTATCGTGTTGATGCCATTCGTGTTTTACTAGTGTAACCATTTTTATTTTCCTTTAAATACTTTTATCATCGCGGAATCTAACAAAGCGAGGGAAACGCAGACTGTAAGTACCATCTTGGTTCTGGGTAATCACATCACACAATACCTCAGCAGTACGGCCAATGACCACATTACGATTCAACCAATAATCGTCTCGGTCAGTATCGCTAAACCCACTACCAACGTTAACTGAAATTTCTTTTCCATCGTCAACGCCGGCGCAAACAAGTGCTCCCAAACGCCCGACATTACGTCCTGTACCTTCTTCAACACCTACGACCTCCAAATCTACCGTGATAGTGGGCTTCCACTTCATCCAGTCAGTGCTACGCTTGCACTGATATGGGGCTTCCATGTTCTTAATCATGATGCCTTCGAACCCTGCGTTCACATTGTCCCTAGCATAACGCTCAAGTTGATCCTTACCTGCGGCAGTGTCAAGGTCAACCATAATGTGTGGCAGTAGTTCAACGTTGGGCATATTGTGAATCACGGCTCGCATATTATCAAGTAATGCAATACGCTTACGCAATTGTGCGTTCCAGTGACCACGACGGAAGTCCTCTAGTGGAACAATGTCAAAGATATTAAATACACTATCACCGGCTTGTACGTCACTTTTGCGGCGCGCTTGTCGCATAAGTTCTTGGAACGTGTTGCCAATCACTTCACCGTCAAGTACAAAACCATTAATCAAGCTACGACCTTGATCGGCACCTACACAAGCACGAACAATCGTAGTATAATTATCCCGAATTTGTTCTTCAATGTGACTAAAATTGTCAAACTGTTTGCCATTGCGGCTGTAACAGATAATAGTCACTTCACCATCATCACTAGGGATAACAACAAACAACGCACGAACTCCATCAAGCTTTGGCTCAAGACGTTTGTTACCCTTCATCTCAGGACGACCTTCACTGTTAGTTGCAAGTTGGCAACCAAAGATTGGGATTTCGTATTCAGTTTTTTTGACAATCTTATTGATTGTAGTAGATGAAATGCCGGCCCGCATGTCTCTACGCAGTACAGGAGCACAGAATACGTTCCATTCTTCGCTATTGAAACGCTCTGCCATTTCTTGAATAGCGTCACGTGCAGCGTGACCAGTTAACTTGCGATAACTCAAGTCAAGCAACAGGTCATTAAATTGACTCCAGGGGTTTTCAGCATTAATGATTCCAACAGTGTCGGGAATTTGTTTGACACCGAATGTTACATAGGGATTGTAACAGGCTTTAAGAAAGCCAAGAAATACTTGTGCATTTGTACTACCGAGTACAGTAGCCTCAAGTGCTTGTTTGAGTACATCTTCCTTGTGAAGACGACTATCTGATTCATTAAGTTTGTTGATCCACGATGCTGACATTATTCTTTATCTCCAAATGGCCACGCTGTTGTTGCTACAAAAGGGGGCCGGGGTTTCAATTCAATCACTTCAATAGACTCATTATACACGTTTTCGTCTATTTTGTCAACCGTGAAAGGTCCGTAAATGGTAATACTATCTTCTTCTACTTCCCAATCATGCTCTCCGTCATATAACCAACCCGCACCACCGTCTTCCCATGCTTGTTCGACTTCGGCTTTTTCTTCGTCAGTAAAACTATCATCAAATTCAAACCAAACTGCACACAGGTCATCAAGTTCGCAACCCCAACCGATAGTAGGATCTACGTAATGAGACTCGTCATCACTGTAGGGTAGTTCGTCTTCATTCTCAACAAAGCCCTGACCCCATCGATATGTTTCTTTGGCACTCCAGCCTTTGATAGTACCATCGGGCATTCGTTTGAATACATCATAGAATGCTTCAATTGATTTTTTGTCTGTTGGTTTAATACGGTATAAGATGCTCATGTTTGTACTTTCTATATTCATATAGATGCTTAAAAAGGGATATCGTCATCCATATCGTGAAACACTACTGGCTCACGCTTGGGTGCAACATAATCAGGGTTGTGGAAGTTATCAAACACCTCTTGGTAGTCACCTCGTAACCTATCTTGATTGTCTGATAGAATGTCAGTCATATCTAGATTAGTCCAAGGACGATCTGGGTGCCAGATAGTTACATATCCATTATAGAATGTGCCTGCCCAAGCACCGTTGACTACATAAAATTCAAAATGTGTAGGTGAATGCTCTTGCTCAAGTTCAACTAGCAGACTTGGATGATCTACGGTACCTAACATCAATCTCATACATCACCAACTTGAATTGTAAAATACTTTGAGACCCAAAAACAATTCTGCTTTGGCATCAACACAAAACTTTAGGTCTGCTTCGTAGTACCTGTTATCGCTAGGCTTACCAAAGAAGAATCCGTCAGTGAATGGAAGCTGACCATGACGAACCGCTTGTTCAAGTTCATCAATGTCTTCCCAAGTTAGTTCAAGTTCAACGCAATTGAAACTATCATACTCTAGATTTTTTCGTTCCGCAAGTTTCTCCATCCAACCGTGCAATGACGGATGCTTGCGCCAGTATGCAATTTCAATTGGCTTAGTTACAGGACCAACTAACTCTTTAGTCTGTTCATCCCAATGAGATTTTTCATAAAATTCATCACGTTGACCAGGACGACCAACGTATGCATACATATCGAGACCCATTATTTACCTCACTTACAGATTTTATTGATTTCTTCGGCAGTCTTATTTGACTGCACATAAGCAATCTTGCATTGACCCTTTTGATATTCACCAATACTACCGGCAGCCATAAGACCACCAAAGAGTACTGCCATTGCAATCATGGCCCATTTAATTTCCATTTAGTTCACCTGTTCTACTGTTACTTCTTTAATCTTGTCTACACCATTGTCAGCCATTTTAGCGATACCACTAAAGCCAACAGTCGATACGACAATACCTAGAATAAAACCTACTAGAAAGTTAGTCATTCTTCAACTCCAAAATATTACTTGCCCAAATAGTGAACCACCACAGTGGGACCAATGAGACACACAAGGGCCAATAGTTCAATCATTCTTCAACTCCGAAATGTAGTTTAATTCCTTCACGGGCCGCTTCCAATGCCAAATCGTCAATGTCGCCTGACCCTGGCATAGGCTCAACAAAAGTTAAACATTCCCGAATAATCAACTCGGCGAACTTTTCAAAAATCTGTTCACGACTGGGTTCAATATGAACTTGCCAATCTGACCCAGATTGTTTCTGGGCTTGATATTCTGCCCGTTCAACAAGTGATTTAATTCGTTCGTTCATTTCGATACCAATGTAAAAGGGGCATCAGCTAACACCAAGTACCATGTAACAAAGATTCCTGCGCCAATGAAGTTTATAACAATACGGGCGAGCACAGAATTCTCTGCGCCGCCAATTGTCCACCGACCCCCATGATTAAACCACATGATGAGCCACGATGCTGTTACTGCCAGCATCATAACCACTAAACAAATCCAACCAAATATTGCCATCATTCAACTCCGAAATGTTCTTTATATATTTTGTCCAGATAGTCAGGATCATCCTCACATAGAATGTCTCGATTCAACTTCATACATTCCTGTACAATCAACTCGGCGAACTTTTTATGAAACAAGTCTAGATCAAACTGTTTGCTACCGTCTTTTGTATCGGAAGTTGCTTGTTGCCGTGCCGTTAACACAAGTTCGTTAATTCGTTCGTTCATTTTTCAATCCTTACACACCGCATTCTAGCGGAACCTGTTTTACCCTGTGAATCTTGTTCAAACGCCACAATAGCGGCTTCACATTTTTGTTGTGTACCGAATTCCAAAGTGGGCACAATAGAGTAAGAGAAGTGGCCACTATAAACCAATGCGATTAATACCCAAACTGTATTCATCATAACACCTTTACCCGACTGAGTTGAGTTGAAGTTTCCCGTTGACCTTTGACAACACCCTGAATAGTGAGCATAGTGCCAATGTCATATTGCGTTTTGTGTGCAAAGAAAACAACTTGATCCTCAGTAGTGATACCAGTTAGATACCAAGTATTATAATTGTTGCTCCACAATTGTTTGACAATCTCAATATTAAGAGTTACCTTGTCAGCTATGTTACCAACAAAGCCACCTTGAGCAAAACGAATTCGACGGTCAACATCATCACGCTTGCTAGCTTTTTCGTAACTTTGAGGGAGACTTACGACAACAGCAAGTTGATACGTGCTAGTGACCACATCGTTGGATGCGATCTCCAACGCATTCTTAGCAAAGTCGCTCAGTTGTTTACCTTCAATAACTTTGAAAGTCAGACCCTTGAAATACTTACGCATATTTTCACCTTGAATGCGGTCATCAACGGTGATTTGCGTAGGGTCTTGCAACAGTTCCTCAGTGATTTGCCGATTGGTCTTTTTGATACCAGTAGCTTTGACATATTCACCATTGATTCGTTGCGCCGCACACGCCGCCGCAAACACTTGGTCAGTGCTAAGTTCAAGTTTTTTGACACGGGGAGCAGGTGTCACTCCATAGCCTGAGGGTCGTTTCCAATATACTGGGCGGGGTTCATCATAGTCATCAGCATGGCCCATACGGCGAACATCTTCATATGTCATACCACTAACGTCAACAAATCCTGGCATGTTTATTCCTTAAGCAGTGAAGTCAAAAGCATATTCGGCAGGAGTCTTGTTGACTTCTACACGGTTGTTATAGTCTTTCATCAGTCGGGCAAAGATTGCACGGGAATCTTCCTCGGTACACTTGACAAACAATGTACCATAGTCAAATGATGCAGATGTGTCGTTACCCAAAATGTCAGCAACTTTACTCAAAACTGCGGCTTCGAATTTCATTTGATTTCCTTTTGACTGTTTAATATTCTATTATATACCCAAAGTGATTTATTGTCAAATTTTGGATACGCCTAGACGGAATTTATTTAGAATGTCAGTAGCTTCCTTGCATGTACCTGACAGGGACTGCGACAGATCCAGTATTTCAATTGAATACATTTGTAGTAAATTTACAACATAATCCTGAACGTATACTTCTTGCTTATCAAACCAACTACGCAAACCAGCGGGCCCTGAATTAGCCAATGTCTCTTGGATGAATTTGATGTTGTTGAGGTCACGTGCATTTGACATAAGATACCTATTTGTTGACTGTTTAATACATTATATATCCAAACTTATTTATTGTCAAATTTTGAGGACAAAAAAGCACCCGAAGGTGCCAGTGCTGACTACTTATCACATTATACGCCGTCAGCAGGCGAGTATCTTATTTGATCTGAGACCAAACACGCTCACGGATCTGCTTTGTCAAACTGTCAGGTAGTGCCACGTAGTCCAAGTCTGCGGCATCTTTCTTGCCGTTCTTGAATGCCCAATCAAAGAACTTCAACACTTCATCACTGTTGGCTTTGTTGGCAGGAGTCTTGTACATAATGATAAAACTTGCCGAACTTACTGGCCAAGCATTAGGATTCTTTTGATCTACGATGCTCAATCCCATACCAGGAACACTGAACCAATCAGCACCATCTGCGGCCGCGGCAAATGTTAAGTCATCCGGGCTTACATACTTGCCACTCTTGTTTTGTAGTTGTAGGAATGTCATATTGTTCTTCTTGACATAAGCATACTCTACATAACCAATTGAACCTTTGATTCTGTTTACGTTGGCTGCAACACCTTCATTGCCTTTGCCGCCCACTGAACTAGCAGCTGGCCACTTGACTGCTGCGCCACGACCCACACGCTGTAGCCACTCAGGACTTACAGTAGCAAGATAGTCCGTCCAGTTGAATGTTGTTCCAGATCCATCAGCACGATGTACTACTGTGATGTTTTCGTTAGGTAATGCTTTACCTGGATTCAATGCTACTAGCTTAGGATCATTCCAACGATTAATGTTGCCCATGAACACTTCAGCCATAACTGTACCAGTGATGCGTAGTTCGCCTGGTTTGAAACCATCTAAGTTAACGACAGGAACTGTTCCGCCAATGATAGCAGGGAATTGAACCTGAGCCATCTTGTCTAAGTTCTCTCCGCTTACTGGAGCATCAGTTGCTCCAAAGTCTACTGTCTTTGCGTTGATTTGTCTAATGCCGCCAGATGATCCAATACTTTGATAGTTCATGCCTGTACCTGTGGCTTTTTTGTAGCCTTCAGCCCACTTAGCATAGATTGGGAATGGGAAGGTTGCACCAGCGCCTGTTATGTCTGCGCTAAATGCGACCGTTGATATTAGTAATGAACCTACTAATGCTGTCAGTTTTTTCATGTAATAGTCTCCTTGTGTGTTAGTATTACACAAGTATTTACTTCAGGAATTGTGACAATACGATGACAAACATGTGACTATTTGCCCACTAAAAAGCCCCTATAAGGGGCTTTATTAGAACTAAAAGTATTACTTTTTACTTTGTGTACTTTGATTAACAAATCCGTACATCTTTTCAGCAGTTTCAAGAATCTTGTCTAGACCTGGAAACTCTGGCATTTTAACTGTAGACACAATTTGATTTGTCTTTGGGTCACGCTCGGCTGACATTTCCCAACCATGAAATTTCATGCTGTATTCATTCTGAACCATATCTTTAGCCATAGCTAAGATATCAGTGCGTAGCTCATAGCCATTTTTGTTAAATTTAACTTCTGGCAACTTTGGTGTAAAGTCTGTCATTTTATTTCCTTAGTGTGTTAATGTTCATATAGTATAAAACATTTTTTTAGGTTGTTCAAATCTTTCGGGAAAATTTAAACGTTCCCACTCTTCATCCGAGACGGGCCACCAATTAGTAATAGTTTTTAGTTCCGTTAGCTTTGCGATATTCATATAGTACATCTCCCCAACTTAGTAAAAAATCATAAAATTGTGTGAACATTTTTTTCATAGAAATCTCCAATCTGATTGTTTGCGATGGAACTCGTAGGTTAATCTTTCTACGTCTCCTGCATCTTGTGGATTTTGTCCTACAATGTATTTTTCTAGTTCTGTCCCGTAGGTGTCTGTAGAGAAACCTAGGAACGCTATTAGCATTCCTAAAAGTTTCATAATTACTTAGCCTTCTTTTGATTAAAAGCTGGAACCATTGCTTTGTATTGGTCAGCTAATTGAGTGTAGAAATCTTTGCTACTGAAAATCATACCCAAAGCCATAGCTGATTGCATTCCTGCATCTGCGGCTGATTTAGTATATTTTGCTTGTGCATCAACAAAGGTGTTGAGTGCTGTTTTGATGCCTTCGTGTTGAACTGTTGTCTCTACGAATTTCTTTTTGAGGTCTGAAACGCCGTCAATAAAGGCGTAAGTTGCTGTGTTAAACATTTTTATCTCCTATGTGTGTGTTTAAGTGTTGGGTTTTTATGAAGAACCCTTAACTTCATAACTATTTATGCCACAGTGTGGTGAATAATATATTATTTCTTAGGTTCTTTTGTAGCTTTTGGTTTAACTTCCTTAGCTTTATTAGCTTCTTTATCTTTATCAGCTTTTTTCTTAGGAAGCTTCATTTCGGTTTTTGGTTTTTCAGCAACGGTTTGGGCAAACCCGGTTGTAAAGCTTAGTGCTAAACATAGTACTAGTAGTAATTTCATAATGATCTCCTGTACTGTATTTATCCACCGCGACCAGTTTTTCGTATTGGCGCACCGCCGAATCCTTTAGTATTCGGTTTAGGTACCTTCTGTTCACTTTTCTTACCAGTGATAAACGCCGGGTTATTCTTCTTAGCTTCGTTAGCCATGTTAATGAATGGGTTTTTACTTTTCTTGTCTTCTGTCATGTTTACTCCTTGTAGCAGTTAAGTATTCTTCTAATGAACCATATAGATTTATAAGCATAGCAATTTTGCTATCATACAATCTTATGTATGCATTCTTGTTACCAGTTTTTGATTTTTTCCCAGAGCCCAGGTAATAAGGACAATTAATTTTATTATTTACTTCTATCAAAAAACTATACCAGCTACTGCCTTGTTGTTTAAATTCAATATCATAGAATTCTATCTGTGCCAACTGAAAGGCAGTAGCTCCAACATCAGTTAATCTTAACCCTTCATTCCTACCAGTAAACCACCATTTAGGTAATAGTTCATCAACGGTATACTCAATCCAAATATTATTTTCTTTGGATATCTCTGCAAAAACTACTTCTGTTATAGTTTCTTTAGTTGTTTTACGTTTGGTCATCTGGATATACGCAACTTCCAGAATTCATAAAAATAACAGTAAATTTATCTGTTTTAAACTGTGCGTTTAACTTACGACAGAGGTTACGGGCGTGACCGGGATTACTAAAACTAGTCTTTTTATATTTAGGAGTTGCTTCGTTATCTAAGTAATGCTGTGATTTTAAGTTGATAGGTTGATTGTCATAAAATACTGCCCATATTCCTGCCGCCTCAACAATTTGATCGCATTTATATGTTTGCTTATCTACTAACTCTAACAATATTTTTGGTTGTGTTCTACTCATTTAAATGCCCCGCCTTTTACTTCAACTTGAAAGACAGGTTCAGTAATTGGTTGTTCTTGTTTCAAATCATAATTGTCTGCTAATAATTTAACTAACTCGTCCCGTAATCCTCTGGCATCAACGATTGGCAGCACCACGTCTTTGCCTTGCTTACCTTCCATATAGGAGATTTTATCAATGAATCTTTTAATGTGTATCATAGACTATTTATCATCTTTTTTGCGTCTTCCTCAGACTTAAAAGGACCTTGATATGGATAACGTTGTATAAAAATATACTTAGGACAAAATGTTACCTTAGGATCACTGCCTTGATTTATCACATACCAACCTGCCGCATGATAACATTTGCTATTAGGAGAAGTTGTGAATAAATGTATCTTACGCTTAATGTCTAGTATAGAGTTATAAACTTTACTAGTAGTAGGATATACTTTGAAGGGTAAACTATGTGTAGATTTATCTATCTTTTGAATAGATTCAAACTCAATGTTAGTTTTCTTCTTGATGCTGGTTGTGTTTTTATAGTGAGTCTTGTTACCGTTTAATTTAACTTCAAATCCAGATCCGTCTGCGATTACGTTACCTACTTTTTCGTTACCATCAGTTACAATCCAAAATTGATTTTGTACTACTGGTTTTGCAATTAGTGTTTTATTAGTCATAGTTTATTTACTTTTTCTTTGATGACTCATCATCAAAATTGGTTAATCTTTTTACACCCTTATGTTTTGTAATAAGATGATATGTGTATACACCGTTAATCTTTAACGGCAAGTCAAGGTGAATATGTAGCACAGGACCTTCAACATCACTGATAACAGTATCATTCCCCACACTACCAATCCATCGAATCTTACCATGCATACCGGTAACTCTAGCCATAAATTCATATATTGGCTTATATCGGTTCTTTTCAAAGTAATCAGATAGACTTGGCATTTTTTAAAACCATATTAGGTGCAATATTGTTATCATAGATTTGTGCCATAGTATTCCACAAACCCTTTCGTTCTATATCAGTCATTCCGGCGACCCATGAGGGATCCTCTGGTTTTCTATCTAATAGATAGTCATGCCGATATGTCATGCACATGTCAGTGATGATTTGTTCACGACTCATTAGATTCTCGGGTAAGTTCACATACCAGTTGGAAGTGCTCATACGCTTTCTTTACTGCAGGATTTGTCATTAGTTTGCTAGCTTCTTCCTGCATAGCCTTTACTCCTGCTTCAGCACAGTCACGCACACTAAGACCGTATAAAGTACATAGTTCATCACCCATTTCTTTGGCTAACTTTTTCCATGCTTTTTGTTGTGCTTCTGTAATAGGAGTACTCTTTGGTCTTAGTTCTGCGGCTTTGCTAATAGAACGACAGATTGCATCCTCAGCAACACGACCAGCGGCAATCATAGCCGCATAGTTAGGATCAATATTGAACCTGCGACTAGTGCCTCCGGGATAAACCATAACCAAATGAGTGCCCTTTGAAAATGAATCCATAAGTTCGTTATCATATTCTGCAACTGGAACATATTTGCGTCCTTCTTTAATGTAATAAATCTTTTTCATAATTGAAACTTTTTCAAATAGTTTCTAGCAATTGATAAATCTTCTGCATCCATTGGATGTAGTTCTTCATAGGCGTCTTGCATACGTACCAGTTCTTCACGATATGATTTGATGATCCACATAGCATATTCACGATCCTCTTCATCCATGCTGTGCCACCAGATATCTAATTCTTCTTGGCTTCTGTTGAGGATAAACAGAATGTTGTTCATGTCTTTGTCGTTCATATCAATCTCCTAACACTTCCCAGAACAGTTCTTTAGTCTTTACATATGCTACCGGCTTGATCCAACCCTTATCAATGCATTCAGCAATCATCAATTGATAGTTATAAGGAATATTTTTTTTGACTTCAATTGAAGCTCGTGGAACTAACTTGATTCCATCAGTCATCGCAAAGTGTGCATCACCGGAGCGAATTTCTCTAATGCGATTTTCTTGTACAGTAAATGTCATTTCTTCAATTCTTCCCACATTAGTTCTTTAGCACGTTTGTCAAGTTTCTCACGTTCGTTTTTCAGAATCAGTGGAGCCATTTGGTCGATGTATCTTAATAGAGCCTCATGTCCACCTTCACGGAAATGATTGTATTCGCCCTTCGTACTTACTCTAGATTCGTAATAAAGTTTGTCATCCTTGAGAACCGCAACTATGCCCATGTACAATTGCTTTTCAATTAGATCGTTCATGTACGTTCCCTTGATACGGTGCATTAAGCCATTTGCTATAAGTTTCAGCTTGCTCAGATATTTTTGTAAGTTCATACTTGCCCGTAAATTTTAGAAAATGAATGCCCACTTGAGGAATAGTTGTCACACGGACACTTTCACGAATGCGTTGGTCAACTGCATCTTTAATTTCTTGAGGCTGTGCCTTCAAATCAATCAAGGTACGGTTTCTTTCAAACGCATCCTTAACACGAACTTCATTTCCCTCATGGTCGGTATAACGTTGCAACATAAAATTGTTGTAATTGAAGCCCATTTTATGTCGGTCTTCAAATGCTTCAATGATACCAACTTTGTTCTTAGTACCTTTTTCACGACAACCTGGAAAAGCACTGAATACGTTGTCGCCCGAATCTCCCCTGATAATTTTTTTGAATAGACCGTACTCGGGATCTTCAAGTAGTTTAGGCTTCTTTTCCTTGTCTAGTACAGGCTTACCTGATTCTTTAAAGTAGCCCTCTAGTGTTGCAAGCTCGCCAGTTACCCCATTGAATTGTTTCACTCGGTCGGTAATTAATTGGTTGTAGTCCGTGTCCGTGGAAATTATGTAGTGGTTGTCTTCTGGATGTAAGTGAATGAAGCGG